GGATAAGACAAAGCAGCATTGACTAGAATGTCATTAAGCGCTGTTAGTATTGCTGTGTTGGTGGTCATTTAGTTAACCTCTTCTCCAATGCTTGCGCTGCACGCTTTACGATCTGATTCCAGTTTTGCGCAGCTAATCGAGCGAAACCGTAACGACGCTCCATATATTGTGCATAGTTAGCCGCCCATCCAAAATAAACAGAATCACCCAATTTCGCTTGGTTAATTATAATCAAAGAAGCTGTTGGACTCCATTTATACGCACCCTCACCCGTCGGCAGGGTTTCACCGCTTGGTAGCTTGTTTAGCGCTGCATCACCCGTAGCCCGTAAGAATCCAGTGTCAACTGGCATATTCCCGCCTTTACCTCGTTCTTGTTGAGCTTCACTGATAGTATCTTGAATAGACTGTTTATAAACAGCCTCCATTCTTTCATTAGACTTTGCAACGAAAGCGCCAACCTGATCAGCAAAAGCCTTGCTCATTAGCTAAAACCCTCAATCTTCTTTTGCTTGCCGAGAAAATCAATTGTGTATTCAGCTCGACAACGACAGTTGATAACGAATGAAGCATCAGCCCCCATGCTTGTATCACCTGGGTACATAACCATGTTGCCAGTTGGCGAAACAAACGGTTGATTAAACGGAATAGGATTTTTATTTCCAAAGTCACGCTCCATTACATTATGTTCTATTCGTGTTCTTGAGTCGTTTGTAGCATCCCAAGCCTTCATTACATCGGAAGGATCAACGCCACCACGAACAGCCGCTTGCCTAATCGCTTCAAACTGCCCAGAACGCAACGCATTAAGGCTTTCAGTTCTTGCAATGTTATCCCCGCGATACTTTAGAACACGCTGTTGTAAGCGCGTAACAGCCGCGTCAATGGTTGCTTGATCTAGTGGCTCGTCATTCTCAATAGCTCGTCTGATTCGGGCATCTAGGCGCTTATCACGTAGCTTTCGATCAAAGTAACGAGCATCAAGGTTTTCTAATTCTTCACGCGCATTAATCGCCCATTGCGTTTGTTGATTGGTTAGACCAATTGATCCACCTTCGCGCTTCTTAGTTTGTGGATTGATTCTACCAACTAAATCTAAGGCAGTTGTTCGTGGATTATCACCAAGGGCTAACCCTGCGTTTAAGGTGGTTCTAACCGCTTCACGCTGGTCGTTTGTGATCTCAACAATGAATGTACTGGATAGAGCAGAAAGCCATTGCGCCGCCTCTGGTGAAGTCATGGAGAAACGAGGCGTGATAGTACCTGCTTCAATCGGTATTGTTCCAATCTGCTCAACACCCGTTAGACCGCCCGTTCTGTATGCCTGCCTGATAGCTTCCTCAAGTGGCTCAAAAACAGCCTCATCAAGTTGTAGCAACTCAATAACACCATCAACATTTCCAACCTCAAGCAATTTTACAATTTCTTGAATGGTTGCTTGATCTTTTACTGACTGGATGGAATCACGAAAAGCCCGCAATATACGAGCTTCTTCTGTGGCTTGGATGGATAACAAGGCCGCCATAATTTACGCCTTCACAAACAAACGCCATGCCACAACCGTTCCGGCTGCTGGGATTTGCTGCACTTCAATGATTTGGCGACGCTTGCCGCTCACTAAGATTTCACCATCAAGGGTAGGAGCCACATCAAAAGACTTGAGCGTCATCTGAATATCAGAACCGCTAATATACCCGTCCTTGATGTACTTTTGCTCAACACCTTTAGCCACACCATCCACAGAATGCTCGGTTTCAGGATCGACAACAGGATCATAAGCGGGGCCGCTTGTAGCGCCAGGCTTGTAATAGGTGAACGGGCCTTGCGTATAAGCTGTTAGAAGCCTACCCGCTGTACTTTGCATTCTTTCGTATAGATCAGCCACGGGTTCTACCAAACTCCCATTTTCTAGCGCCACCGATAAGGTTAGGCATAATAGCTTGCACTTTCTGACTTAATTGGGATGCACTTGAACCGTCCTGATACGTCACTGACACGGCACCAAATACAGTTTCCTGCTTAACGTCTTGAGCGCGTACACTGTTCGGGTCTGTACCCCTGTCTATATCAATAGCTAATTGAAGTTGTAACTCTTCAACAAGCACTGGGACTGTGTTTTCGCCTTGCAATACACCGTGAAGATAAAACCCCTTTCGCGGCCATTGTAGCGCCTGATTCGGGTCGGTCTTTTCACCTTGATAGTTTTGCAGTTCAATCCAATCTAAAGCCTTGGTAAGCAATACGGATTCAGTATCAGTAAGAGTGATCCCCCTTGCTGCTGCGTATGCCGTTAAATCTGTCTCGTCAACGTAACCGATTATTGCCATTTACTCACCTATAAACTGAAATACCAGAGAGCTTGCCCTAACGCTAATAGTCCCCGTCACATCAGAGGCTAGCGCAACACCTATTATATCACCAGTCACAACAGCTAGAGAACCAGCACCCGATAGGTTGCCTATGTCACCTGCATTGGGCATTCTAGCATGAACCGATCTCGGACTATAAACAGTGCTACCACCTCTTTCTACTGTGAAAGTTGCACCCACGGTTGTGCCGTTGCTTGTATGGCTGATATCGGAATAAGCGGTGATGATCATGTAGCCGCTTTTGTTGATCTGCACACGACCATCAGCAAGCACTGTAAACAAAGAGCCTGTTTTTAGCACTTCCTCATACCCGTTTAGGACTTCAACAAATCCCCCGTCCACTGGGTTTAGGTCGGGGTCGCCCGTCCCAGTTACGGATACCGTGATAGCTGGGGTTGGGTGGGTAATAGACACCTGACATACATTCGCAAGTGCAAAAGGCTTTAATTCGTCCACAGTGGCGCTATTAAGTCCTATGCTATCACTTGCTTTTAATTCTCTAGACATATAATTCTTCTCCGTTAAATAGAACCTGCTCACCACCAAAGAAGATTAATTCGGCATCAGGCTTGTCACCGTATTCATACAATTCAACTACAATGATGATTGTCTGCTGCTCGGCTGTGTGATTTTTTACTGTAATGCTAGGTGTTGATGTATTATCGCATACAGCGTTAATACTTATCTGTCTAACGCCAGCCGCTAAAAAACGACCGCTTGTTATCGGTGGTGAATAAATAACACCCTTACCAAAACCATCAACCGAAGATGATAGATTCTTATTTATAGCTAAGAACTCACCATCTCTAACGCCTGTCGAATGCTCGTTGGTAGAGAACAGCTCATAATCACCATTTACGCTTGCAGAAATCAAACCGTAATCAAGTGAATTAGATATATTGAGGGACGCATAATTACCCGCTGGAATAGATACGCTTGCAGAAACAATGAATCTTTGATTACTAATTGCGTCAGCATAGCTTGAATCTTCCGCGCTAGTCTTAAATCTTCTTAGATCGACATTATTACTAGACGTAAACATGTCAGACATTAAGATTTGTTTGGTAGCGGCCTTGGTGCTTGGCATGATTAAGCCTCTGGTTTTTCAGCCTTCTTAGCTGCTTTCTTTACTGGTTTTTTAGCCTCTACAGGCTTGAACTTAATATCAATGATACGCTTTCCATCAGCGATGTGCTTTGCTTTATCTTCTGCGCTCACTGGATGCTTTAAGTATACAACGTCTTTTGTGTTTTTCATTGCGATTACCTCATACAAAAAAAGGGGCCGAAGCCCCTTATTAAAAGCTGCTTACTGTGAAATAAGCATAACACCAGCGGTGTCTTTAGTATCGCTAGCGATCAAATCCCAGTTCGAGCCTGTCGCAAGTTCAGCATCAGTTGGAGATTTACCGCCGTTAGTGGTATCCCAAGCGTAACCTTTAAGGCCAATAGTGAATGAGCTTTCACCCTTCCAAACTGTACCCATGTTTTCTTGGTCAGCTTTCGGCTGAGTCATGGTCAATAACGGCTGAGTTTCAACCATTGCCGCACCTGGAACAAGACCAACAGTGTTGTATTTATCTGGTGCACCTGCTGTTAATAGGGCTGGCGCATCGGTAACAACATAGCGACGACCTAGACCATCCTGCATAACACGGATATTACCAACATTATAAAGCTGGCTTGTGTTAGTGATTGCCTCATTGGTTAGATCGGTAAACACTTTAGAGTGCATCAACCAAGCGGCTAGGCTCATTTGACGATCACCGAACTTACCTGCTGCTGTATTAAGCTCAACAAGTTTAGCTGTACCAGTTGCAGAGTAATCATTAACAAGTGAAGCTTGGTTGCCAATCGCTGCAACAAGTGAAGCCGCCGCCGTGTTCAGATAATCCTGAATCATAGCCTCTGCTGCTTGCTCACCAATGATCAAGCCTGCCTCTTCTTCGTTTTTAAGAAGTCGTGCAAACTGTTCAATAGTCCACTCTACTGGACCAATAGACTGGTCAACTTTTACAGCAACGTCTTTAAGTTGTTGCAATGCTTTAGTTGCTAGATCACCAGAGCCGTAAGC